GCTTGATCCCCCCCTTGAGAAAACTTGTCTTGTTCCTACGGCTACTGCTGTCCCCACACCAGAACTTCCCCCTAAAACCGCAGCCCCCATCCCTAATGTTCCTAAAGTTGCTACAAGTGCAACAGTAGTTCTCCAGTCAGTAGCAGCTCTCACAAGATTTCCAATAATAGTATCTTCTTCTCTCATTGCTTCTAGTCCTGTTTTCTTTGGTTTTCCTAATCTAATAACATCATCTTTAGGTTTTTCTATCCCTCTTTCTTTTATTTGAGATGCTCTTTCTTTATCTTGTTGCTGTTTTTCAAATTCAGTTTTAGCTTTCTTTTGCTGTTCTCGTCTTTTTTTAAATTCTTCTGATACTACCATTATTGCCCCATCCCTGCAGTTGTTTCACTTGCATCTATATTTTGAGCGCCATCTTTAGCCTTATCACTTAACAACTCATTCTCGAGACTTGCTGGGAACTCTAAATTAATCACTAAGTTTAATTGTGATAATAATTGTTCTTCTATAAAAAGTTGTTCTTCTTCTATTGTTTGTTGAAATGCAAGATATGCTATTTTTACTGCTGCTTCTGTGAAGCCACCGGTCCCCCCGACGATTATTTTAGGAACTTGTGCAGCTTCATAAAATTTAGCATCTAAACTTTCTATCCATGCGAGAGGGCTTAATGTTGCATTTGCCGCTGTTGAAACTAATTCTGGCACAACAGCATCCTGAGGGATATACATATTTTCTCCCTTGCCTTTTAATGCATCCATCTTTGTTTTAAATGCTGCGATTTTAGTGGGGTCATCAGTATCTAAGTGAAATATCCAGACTGGGTCTATGTTTCTATGCAGCACTCTTTTCCAGTCATCCATCGCCTCATTCTTCTTTAGAATTATCCCAACTAATTTTTCTATAATAGAGACTCCATGAATTTCATCAGCCACTCTGTTTCTTGCCAGATGAAATATTTTATCTGGTTCAAATTTTTTATTGGGTTTTTTAATTTTTGATACTTGCTCATATCTTTCTATTATGCCCTGCCGATTAACAATTATTTTAATAACTCCCGGGTCTAGAGGTTTTAAATTAATTAAATTCCCTTCATCACTTCTAATAATCTCGGAGAAAGCATCGCCGCCGATGGTGTAAGTTCTTATCATATTTTCTATAATTGTGTTAAAAGTGTCTTTCCCAAAGCCCCTTATTGTATCAAGAAGCATAGTTGTTACTTCATCTGCAATAAAACCCTTTCCTACAGTCCATGTTGCTTTAGCATCTATTACCGACGACAATTCAGGAATTTCTTTATAATATCCAAGCCAAGAACCCCAGTTAACATTAAGCCATTCTGTTTCTTTCTGGTCTTGAGCTGCATCTGTTTGCTGAGCTGCAACTGTAAAGTCTTTCATAGCATGTGTTAAATCACTTGCTTCTGCGTTTGCTATATCATAATTTCCCATTATATTTGTGTGTATGTGGCATCAGCATAACCCTTTGTTACCACATCTCTATCCTCCTCTGGACCCTCTACATCTTTAATTATTTTGCTCTTTTCGCTTTTGTCTTCATTTATTTTAGGAAGTTTAGGGAGTTGCGGTAATACCATGTTTTGCCTCCATAATTTCTAAAGCATCAGGGATTTCTCCCTCTCTCCTTCTTTCAAAAGGAGTAGCAAATCCCGAGTCTATCATCCTCTGCCCCATATCCATGCCCTCACTCATTACTTTCCCTAATATTCTTCCCCATTTTCCCACCCGATTTGTTCTGTCAATTATTATGTCTACAAACTTTCCCTCTATCTCCCGTCTCAGCCAATTCTTAGCCACTCTTCCACCCGCTGATATTTCAGGGGCATCAATATCTAAAAGTCTAACGGGAAAATCAAAATCTCTTTCTTGCCAGGTTACTTGAATTGTATCGCCATCTTTTACTCTGATAACCTTTGCTGTAAAATCTTCAAAGATTTGTTTATGGGGACTCTCAAAGTAGTAGAAGTCCATCTGACTATTTGGAAGTTCTGGCCTATTAATAAAATCCCAAGCCATTATTCATCTCCAGTCATGAAAGTTTTAACTTCTTGATTCTTTAAGATTGATAGTCCTCTTAATGCTGCATCTCTATATACATTTATCATGGTTTCCGCTTCCACCCTATCTGTGAACCCACTCATATCATAAGTAATTGCATAGATTGCTGCCAAGTCGCTTGCTACATCATTTAAAATAAATCTAACATCATCTGTTAAGCTTGAATAGGTCTTTACCCAATTAAATCTTGTTACTGCATTTATTGTCCCCTCTGCTTGCCGAACATAATCAGACATTAAAACTTCTTCTTTTGCTCCTGCATTTGCGTTTGCTCCTGCCTTGTTTGATGCATCGGCGAGAGAACAAAGTGTTCCGTCATAACTTCCTCCTTCTATTTGAAATAACATATCCACAGGAGCGTCATCTGTCCAAGTCACCCCGCTATCAGTTGAACTCCATTCATTTCCGCCACCATATCCCCCACCTGCGTCTGCTCTCCAACTTATCAAATGACTTCCAGTAGCAAAACCATCTGTGCAAACAAGAACATACATTTGTCCTGCCTGTAATGTTGCAGAACTCATAGTAATTGTAGACCAACCACCTGAACCAGAAGCAACCGTAGCCATATCTAAAGTCCCTGTGCTTAATGCAGTTCCGTCAGGTTGTCCGTCTGGTTGAACTCCTTGAATTTCCCAAGTAGAATTTCCTGTTGCTGCATCATTATCTAAAAGAAAAACTTTAACTTGAGTAACATTAAAAGTTAAATTATTTCCTGTTGTCCCAAGTGTAAAACTCATAGCAAATTGGTATCCTGCTCCATCTAAATTTTTCCATGCATCACCGCCCGTCGTGTACCATTCTTGTTTTCTTGCCATGTTGTTTTTAATAAATGTAAATATTTAAACTTTTGTTTTTCATGCACCATGCTCCTCTTTTCAGTGCTTCAAAGATATGAGAGTAATTTCCATAGATTTTTAATTCACCCTCTTGGTTTTCATATTGCATACTCCTTAAACTTTGTCTGAGTTCGGGGCTGTCAAAGAGTTTTATTTTATTGTTTTCCATTAACACTTTTAGATTGATTGCCATATCCTCTCCTAACAAATGCTTTTTTCTTAATTTATCTTTTCCCTGTTCTTTGTCTATGCTTCTTCTCGCATTGTTTAATCCCACGACTTTTCTTTTGGTTTGTGGGTCTTCAAAAAGGATATCATAAACTCCAACTCCCAATCCCCCATCATCCATGTAGATTTTTTTGTGGTTAATTGAGTTGTCTTTGTGAATGATTAGCCGCGCTGTGTCTGTGAGAGTCTGAGCTTCTGGGATTTCAAAATTAAACATCACAAGTTTATCTCTGTTAATTCTGTCAAAAGAGCAGAGAACAGTTTCATCTCCCCCCATTCTCGCTATATCTATGCCCTGGAATTTATCCCCGCTTGGAGTGTAGAGGTCGCTTGGGTTTATTGAGCAACAAATATCTATGAGTTCGTCTGAGATAAATCTTTGGATTCCTCCGACAAATTCTCCCATGTGCTCTTGTCTGAATTGGAGCTTGGTCATCCGTTCTTTTTCATCTCTCCTAAATTCTATTAATCTAGTTCTCTGAGGTTCTGGTCTGTGTTTTATAACTTCTTCTGGGTTTACATGAATAGCTGTGAATTTATTATTGTGAAACATTCTGTAAAAATAGTTTTCTATGCCGAATGGTGTGGATAAGAGAATTATGTCGCCGCCTGTTGTTGAGAGCATCGGAGTTACTGCTGCCCAGACTGCTTCCTTGATAAATGCTGCCTCATCTGCATATAGTCTATCGATTGTGTAGCCTCTTATTCCATAGCCACTCTCTCCTGTAGGTAGGCACCGGATAATTGAGCCATTTTCTAATTTTAGTTCGTGTTTTGTTGGTTTATCCTTTTTTTTGCGAATTTGTTTTTTATCTTTTGCGTAAATATAATTTAAAACTTTTTCAAATAATAAGAGAGCCTGCCTTTCCACACTCGCAATTATCATTATAGATTTTTTAGAATTGTTAAGAGCGTAATCTCCAGCATCTTGGGAGATGATTGTGGATTTTCCCATTTGTCTAGGGGAGCATATACACTTGTTCCCTTTAGTTTCTAGGACTTGCTTTTGCCAGTCATCCAGTTTTATTTCCATTTTGTGAGTAGATTTCAGTTAAGTCTTCTTCACTTATTTGAAAATTATTGGGGATCAGTTTCAACTGGTCTCTTATTTCTAATAACCTTTCGTCCGTCTTTTTTTTCGATTTCATGATCAATTTGAGAGAGCGCCACATCAATGTATTCTTTGGACGTTCTTCTTGAGACTTTGTGATTGAAGCAGCATTGATTTATTAAGTTTTCAAAGTCTACTTCCCTACCTTCTTTAAAAACTTTATTTATAGAATTAATTATCTCGCTTATCTTCCCGGAACGTTGTTCTGCCCGAATAGCATTGATGTTCATGTTTTGTTTATGAAAAGGTGGTTTATAAATATATGTGCGCTCTCTCTCTCTCATTTAGAGAAAGAAGAAAAGAAAAGTAATGTAAAAGAAAAGAAGAAAGAGACATAACATAACAGACCCCTAACTAATGCAGACCTAACCTGACAGAGAGAGAAGACACAAATACTAACTCTAAACATATAATTAAGACCGACAAGAACTTTTAATCGTTTTAATTCTCGTCAGTCTTAATTTATTTTGTCGGTCTTATTAATTGAAGGTGTCGCTTCTTTATATAATTTTGG